AAGTCTGCTGTCTCAGGCGGGAAAATGATTTCATCCCAAGGCTTGAGGGCTTGCACCGTTGGCAGGTTGCGAGAGACGTACTCTTCGTCGTATGAAGTTACGCCTGTCTCAGCTAGCTCCTTAACCATGCGCTTGCATTCGGAGAGGTCAATCCCCAAGGCAGCTTGCACGATGGACGCTGCTACGTCCGGTTGCTCCATAATCAGTATGGGAAGCTGCGCTAACTGCTCGCTGCCTGCTTGCTGTGCTAGCCCCATGATTTGTTCCATGGAAATGGACTGTGGCCGCTTGCTGATGTGCTGTTCCCAACCAACGTAGAATGCTGTCCAGCCGTACTGAAGAGCGTACTGCGCTGCTAGCTCTGCTTCTTTGCGAAGCTCATTCGCCATCTTATTGTCCCTAACCCACTGCATTAAGGTGTAGGCTACGTTCGATAGCCCTAAATCTTGCAGGTTGGACGCTTGCGCTTTGATGTCTGAGCGTTGAAAAGCTGTAACTAGCAGGGCAGATAGCTCGTTGCAGGTGCTGTCCACAAGCCGGAGCCTAACATCGCTTGCGCCTTCAAAAGGCCACGCCGGATTGCCTTCTTCACGCCATTTGCTCCATTTCTTGCCGTCATCTGTCTGTCCAGACCACCTGCAAAAGCGGATATTATCGAACTTGGTCGCCAAATTGCCTTGGCTTGAGTTCACCATGGAGCGGTTATACTCGTCCAGAAGGTCGCCAATATCGGGCGTTGCTCCTGCAATCGCTAGTGGATCTTTGTCGTAAGTCATTAGTACGCTCCTGCAAATTTTTGTCCCGCCTTCATAAGCTCATCCGTCGCATCCGAATGCTGCGGGTTCATCATTACCAAATATCCTAGTGCGTCAATAGGGTCTTTACTAGCTCCTTTTTGCCCGTCTGCGCCTGTCCACTCCCGAAGCGAGTAAATCAGGTTCTGACACGTCTCATGCACCATAAGCCTTGGATGGTTCACCCCTTCTTCTAGGGGTTTTTCCCTATCATAGCACAGCAGGTCGTTAATGATGAGCACACGCTCATCCACACTGGCCGAAGCTGCGGGGATAAAGTATGTCGGTATCTCAGCGTCTGCTAGCATATCAAGCAGCGTAACCCCGCCTTCTTTCGTCATAGCGGCTGTTCCAGCACTTCTTGGGTCGATATATCGCTCTGCTATCTCTTCTTTATCCTTGTCGTTAATCTCCAGCGTCTGGATAAGCAGACTGTACTCGTCCACGCCTCTGCCTGCTGAACTGCGCTGCGCTGGCCCAGGTTTCCCGTCCGGCTTCTCGCACGGCAACGCCCACTCGCCATAGCTTTGGTCAGGCCACTCTCTGTACACCCAGAGCACTCCGTTCTTGTCCACTCTCACCCAGAGCATGAACCAGTTTCGCGCACCTGCTGGGTCAACCACCATGTAGTTCGTGCCCTCAATCTCTCTCGGGTCTTTGCTGAAGATGTTGTGGTCATTGAACAGAGGGAACTGGCTTCCTGCTGTTGCTTCAGCCCAGCCGTAGGCGCGAATCTTAATCTCGTTCGTTGTCTTCCCTCGGAGCGTCTCCTTCATCCGGCTCCAGTTGTTGTAGGGGTTATCTCTTGAATGATACCAAATGCAGGCGTGTTTCCCGAACACGTTCTTGGCCATGTAGGGCATGTGCCCCGCTGGAACGCCGATGACGTTGCTGTTCGGGAGCAAGTCAGAATCTTTCCAGTGCGTAATCTTGGCTGAGTTGACGTACTCCTTCACAACGGATGTATAGCCCTCGACAGGGGTGAACGTGATGAGCATCTTGCCGTTCCTTGTCACCAAACGGTATCTTAGCGTCTCTAGCCAATCCTGCGGCACCAATTCATCGCACCAGATGAAGTCCACCTCACCACCTTCAATCACCTTGATGTCTTGGAAGTAGTTCATAAACCACACCTGGTTTCCCATGTATACGGCCGTATTGTCCGTAAACCCGTTCTTCTGGCTGTAGCCAATCTGGGTGTGGACGCTCTTCTTGAGGTTCTTTAGCTCCTTTGGCAAATACTTGTAGAAGACGTTCTGCTGCGCTGACACGGAGGTGAAATGGCTCGTATGGAGCATCCATATCCGCAGGTTGCGCTTCTCGATACGTTCCTTGATCCAATCGGGCATACCGCCCAAGTCTGCGCCAACGAACATCTGCGCTGCTCTCTTTGCAGCATACTCCGTCTTGCCTGCCCTGTTCCCCCCCAAGATAATCATCTCGTTGTATTCGGAGAGCAGCTTGTCTGAGTCTGCCCATGAATCGAACTCTGTGCCGTATCGTATCGGGTCAGACTGCTCTGCGCGGATTCTGTTCTCTCGCAGCTCAAGCAACTCGATTGTCCGAAACGCGCCAACATTCCCAATCATCCGTTTGCGCTCATCCACGCTCAACATGGGGATAATCGGATGCGGCTCTTGCTTGAGCCGGAGTATCTGCTCCACCAACTTTTCCTCTTGCTCTTTGTCTATCTCTTGCATATCTTGGCTTCGGTTCAAATAGAACCAGCGTAACCGTCATGCTACGAGTAAAATCGTCATACCGGCTAAGGGAGGGAGAGTGGGTTTGCCCCACACTCTTAATAGAAGTGCCTCATAAGCACTGCTTTCCGTGGAGTCCGCTAGAGTAGACTAGAGTACATTGATGGGTAAACCCTCGCTCGTGCCACGGCAAAAATGCGAAACGATTCGATACGCGACCGCGACGGATGTCGTTGTTTCCAAGCATGATAAAGCTCCTTCTTTATGGGAAGGGGCTTATTCTGCTCACTCATCTCCATCGCTCACGCTCTGGATGTGGTTGCTTCGCAAGAGAATAGCTACACCGTGCAAATGTTGAGGCTTATGCTCGAAGCCCGAATGGGCGGAGGCATAAGGTTCAACATGCGCAAGCAAAGCGCGGGTGAGCGAAGCGAGCAGCGTTTGCGAAGTTCACCTCTCCCACCTCTCACCTTCATCACCTCCATGCTACGTCTGCTTCTTGCTTATCGCAAGAACCCGACTTCGCCCTTTGGCTCACCTTATCTCCGTAGGATAAAGTAAGCCACATACAAAGCACATAGCAAAGGGATAGCTATGTCCTTATCCATCCTCTAGCTCCACTTCTTCTCTTCAAGCAGCACTCCAATGAGCGCATAGCCAGCCATGTCCTTGAACGAGTCCATATACGCCTCACATGCCGCTTGCTTATCCTTCCGCAGCAGATTCTTGATGCGCTCCATCTTGTCGTTCATCCGCACCACAACGCCAAGTATCCCGAACTCGTCGATATTCCTCGGCCCATAATCCTGCTGCTTCTTGTCCATTAGCTGCACAAGCTGCACGGCTGCGTACAGCAGCTCTCGCCCTTGCTTCGTCTTTAGGCCCAGCTTGTCGGCCATATCGCCCACAGCGTTCATCGCACCACCTCCTTGGTGTCAAACTGTCCACGCGCATTCTTCTTCGCCAATAGCAGCATCCCCACCTTCACCCTAGCACTGTCCTGCACACGCACCACCTCGCCCTTCGTCCCAATCACAAAACGGTAGTTCATCGCTTTCTTCGCAATCTTCACCTCCACATAATCCCCAGGCTCGTCAGCCACCTCGGCTGCATCAAACACCTCCGGCTTAAATGCGCCAATCTCCTCTGTGGTCAATGCAGGGATCACGTCCACTACTTCTGCTGGCGGAGGCACCATTGCCGGAGGCACTGCCACGGGCACTGCCCCCACGGGCTTCGCCATTGCTACTGCACGCACGGCTTCCTCGTCGTACCACTTCTCCATGCCAGTGCCCTTCTTGCGCTCCTGCACCTGCTCGCTCGTCCACTTGTGCTTGCGGACATCCACGCCAAACTGCTGCATCGCTTGCTTACGATTGATGTATGTAGCCATATATGCGGCTACGCTAGCACATGGGGGCAAATGAAAGCAACCTTGCTATGCCAGCACCCTATTGAAAGGAAATGGCAGTTTGCTTTCAATGTGCTGCACGGAGCCATGCGCGGACGGGCTCGCGTTTGGTGGAAAAATTGTATGGGTGGGGATGCGTTGCAGCTCTCTCGCCCAACCTGGACTCGACCCCCTCCCCCCCTATCTGGATTCGGGATTGCTGCGTTGCTCCGCTGCTGCTGCTCCATCGCTGCTGCTGCTGCCATGTATACATGATGCGTCATTGTATTGCGTCAGGAATCGGGGGTGCATCGGTGCTGTACGGTGCTTTGCGGGATGGATGACGACACGAAAAAGCCCCTAGGGGATATCCCTAGAGGCTCGTGCACCTTCAGTCTCTGCTTCGGGAGCCTAACGCATCACCTAACAATCTTAGCCTAGCCTAACATCACCCCATGCTCGCCATCCTGGCGCATCCTCTCACCAGCATCACCGCGCCAATGCACAGCACAGCAAGCACGGTTCCCAACAAATCTCCGCCGTTATCCTCGCTCATCTCATTCCCCCTTCAACGTAGTCGCCCCAGGTGGTTAGCCGTATTGTGCCGCTCCTCGCTGAATAGAGCAGGGTAGGTGAGTAAGTGTCCCCTGTATTAAGGTACAGTGAGCCATCATCCAGCCCTTCAACGCCGTAGGATCCGACAACTTCATCCAAACACTCCATCAGTCTGTCTGTATACGGGAGGGGGTTGTAGCAAGCAGCGAAATGCTTGTTTGCCTCAGGGAATAGTGTCGCATCCATTGTCTTCACTTCCCGCCTAATCAATCCCCTCACGAGTCTCGCCTGCTCGTCGGACAGTCCCAAATACTCTCTCAGCCGTTTTGCGCCTGGTGCGTTCATCTCGCCACCTCCCATACAAGTTCAGGTGCGGTCTGATAGTGTGCAGTATGCGGTCTGAAGGTGTGGACTCTCTCGCCGTTCGCTTCATCCGTTGTGGCGTAGCCAGTGATGTGCTTGCCACGAACCCGCACGCTAGCGGGAATGGAAAAGAAAGTGTCAGGCGTTTGTGCCAGCTCCGCCGCTCGAACTTTGCCATCTGCACACAATAGCCTGTTGCCATTCCGCCGGATGAGGCCCCATGGGTAAGTGTAGTTAATTGTCGTCATAGCCTTATGCGTGAGCCTCAACGATTGTCCAATTGGTTAACCCGAGAAACTCAGCGAACGCCGTAATTGCCCCGATAATTGCCTGTGTCCCCACACCGTGAATTGAGTGCTCCAGCGTCAACCCCGCATCACGCAGTGCCGAGTCAACAGCCGCGCTTTCTTTGCAATAGCCACAGCCACCAGCTTTCCCTTTGCCTACAGCGTACCAATCGCGAGTGGATAGCCAAACGCATGCAAAGGCCGTTTGAGCTGGCCAGTATACTCGTATGATTAACGGCTCTGCATGGTGCACAACCCCCAGCAATCGCGGGTTGTCTAGGTCAACTAGTGTATACTGCCGGAATAGTCCCGATTTTTCCTTTCGGTAGCTTCCAAGGGTGTTGGAAGCTGGTTTGCAATTAGTCACTTTGTTTTTCATGTGTCTGTATGTATTGGTTGGTTGGTTGTTTTACTCCGCAAAAGCTGACCAAAGCCCCATCCCGTAGCTAACAGTGCATAGCACACCAAAAGCCACAGCCTCCCAAAGTGAGAGGCTGAGTTGAGATAGTGCGACAACGTCCCCGCATGCGAGGACGATGAATCCGGTTGATATGGTATTTTTGTTCATGGCGGTTAGTAGAGGTTCAGTTTGTTCAGTTCATTTTTGTCCAGCGGGTATCTGGTTTCAATCCAGCCTCTCCCTGGCGCACCGTTCACGCTGTACCACACACCGTTCAGTTGAGCTATCGGGCCTGTTTTCGTCATTCGATACCCGCTCATGATTGGAGCCTGTTCCCGTGGGAGTGTGCTCGTATAGTCCGTGATTGTTACCGTGATACCTGCTGCTGTTTTCGTTGTGTACTGCATATGGGTATGGGTTATCGGCGGGATTCAGCCCCCACTTTAGCAAAAAGTGCAAAAAAGTTTCCCCTTCACTCTCCGCTTGCAATCCACGCTAATCCCCACTAAACGCGCCGCCCCATCGCCAGGGCATGGCTACGCCACAACGCCAGGGGCTACACACGCCAACCCCACGGGGGAGGCTTTGTGGCCTCCCAACCGTGGAGCAGCGGGATCATCTGCCCGTGGATGGGCGGGTGCGCGGGCGGGTGCGTGTGCGTGTGTGCGCTATTTTTGAATTTTGAAGTTCATTTTTGAATTTTGCTTTTTGAATTTTGAATTTTTGAATTTTCACTCCCGCATCATTGCCACACCGAACCGAAGGAAGGTGAATAGAACTGCTAGAACGATGAAGGCAGGAACGGCATAGGGGTCATGTGGTTCATTCATACAAATCGAATTCTGAAGGCGTCTCTGCTGTCACCACTCTGAATCCACACTGGTCTGCGTAGTGCTCTGCCTCCACTAGTGCATCGTGCAGGGAGCTGAACAGC